CTACAAAGATAACATATAGGAGCACGGACCATGGCTCTAATTGAGTATCAATTCAAACCAGGAATTGACAAACAAAATACGGAAGCTGGCGCAGAAAATCGATGGGTTGATTCAGATAACGTAAGATTTAGATATGGACTACCAGAAAAAGTTGGTGGATGGTCTTCTTTAGTTACGGATACAATAGTTGGTGTAGCAAGAGCACAACATGCTTTTGTTGATATTGCCGGTAATAGATACGTGGCTATTGGAACAGATAAATTTTTATTATTATATTTTGAGGGTAAACTTTATGATATCACACCACTTAAAACAACTTTAACATCTGCAACAATAGCAACCACAAACGCATCACCAACTTGCACGATTACAAAATCAGGACATGGTTTATCTGTCGGAGATATAGTACAATTAGATAGTGTCACGCTACCAAGTGGTACAGGATTTAGTGCGTCTGACTTTGAGGATAAAAATTTTCAAGTAATAACAGTTCCAACGACAAGCACATTTACAATAACACAATCATCAAATGCTGGTGCAACAGTATCGACAGGTGGTAGTTTAAGTATTAAACCTTATGAGCCTGTAGGACCAAGAGCACAATCATATGGTTATGGTTGGGGTATCGCTGGTTGGGGTAATGGAAATTTTGGTGAGGCAGCATCTGCATCAGATGTAACACTAGAACCTGGTTTGTGGTCACTAGATAATTTTGGACAAGTATTGGTAGCAACAATATTAAATGGTAAAACTTTTACATGGAATGCTGGAGCTTCAACACCGTTAGAAACCAGAGCATCTACTACAACATCTGGATTTGCAACAGGTAGTAATCCAACCGCAACAAGAGTTAGTTTGATATCTCCAACAACCAGACACTTAATTCATCTTGGAACAGAAACAACTATTGGTGATACGACAACTCAGGATGATATGTTTATAAGATTCTCGGATCAAGAAGATATAAATACATATACTCCTTCGGCTATTAACACTGCAGGAACTTTAAGATTACAAGATGGTACGAAGATTATCGGCTCACTAAAAGCAAAAGAGGTTATTCTAGTTTGGACAGACAATGCTCTTTACACAATGAAATTTATAGGAGCCCCTTTTACCTTTCAATTAGAACAGGTCGGTACAAACTGTGGATTGATAGGTCAGAATGCAGTTGTTGAGATAGATGGTGCAGCTTTTTGGTTAAGCTCTAAAGGTTTTTTTCTGTACGACGGTACCGTAAAAAGTATACCTTGCACGGTTGAGGATTTTGTTTACGATAATTTTGATACAACAAAAGGTCAACAGGTTGCTGCAGGATTAAATAATCTGTTTACAGAGATCACATGGTATTATCCATCATCTGGATCTGACTATAATGATAAGTATGTTGTATTTAATTATGGTGAATCTGCTGGTGTAGCTGGTGGGGTTTGGTATACAGGAACAGAAGCTAGAACAAGTTGGATTGACTCAAATGTTTATCCAACCCCTTTTGCAACAAAATATGATTCTACTGCAGACGGTACGTTTCCTGTTATTGTAGGTCAAGATGGTTTAGGTCAAACAACTTATTTTGAACATGAGATAGGGACCGATCAAATTAATCCAAACGGAACCACAACAACTGTCACATCTTTTATCGAATCTTTTGATATAGACCTTCAGGGTAGAGCCAAAGATGCTCAAGGTAGAGCTAGTGGTCCTAAGATTGCTGGAGAGGTTTTTTTAGCAATGAGAAGATTTGTGCCAGATTTTAAAACTTTACAAGGTAATGCTAAAGTTAGTTTAGATGTAAAAAGATATCCACAACAAACATCAACTCAAACAGCTCTTAGTCCTTTTACTATAACATCTAGCACAGATAAAAAAGATACAAGAGCAAGAGGTAGATTTGTTAGTGTTAAAATAGAGAATGATTCATCTAGTGAATCTTGGAGATTTGGAACTTTAAGATTAGATGTGCAAGCGGACGGAAGAAGATAATGGCAAAGATAACAATTAGAATACCTGAACCTAAAGAACAATATGATTTTTCTAATCAAAAACAAATAAATAGATCTTTGACATTGATGAAAGATCAATTAAACTCAACATTTCTAGATGAAATAAAACAGGAGCAAGAGAGATTCTCTTGGTTTATAAGTGGCTAATATATATACAAATTCAAAAACAGATCTAACGAGTACAGGAGAGACTGTTGTCTATACAAGTCCGGCAGCAGGCACGACCACGACCGCAACAACCAGTATAATCAAGTCTATATTGGTATCTGAGGATTCAGGTAACGCTGACA